CGCGTTCAATACCGCGCGGGATATGCCTCGGTGCCCAAGCCGATCCAGATGGCGATCCTGCTGATGGTCGGCGACCTCTATCGCAATCGCGGCGAAGCGCTGATCAATCAGACGACGGCCACCGTCGCCATGTCGACCACGGTGGGAGGGCTCCTCGCCCCGCTGCGGGTCTACCGCTGATGGCCGGTATCGATCCCGGTACTCTGGACCGGTACATCACGATCGAGCGTCCACTGGCCTCAGACTCCTTCACCGGCGCGGGTTCCGGCTCCTGGGTGAAGGTGGACGACGTCTGGGCGGGCATTCAGGACGCACTCCCGAGCCGCAGTGAACGCCTGGCCGACGGGATCAACGTCAAGACCCGCCCGGCGCGCGTGCGCATGCAGTACCGCGACGACGTGACCGGCGACATGCGCTTCGTCGAGGGCGACCGGATCATGCAGATCGTGTCCGGCCCGGCCGAACTTGGCCGCTGCGACGGGCTCGAATTCATGGTCGAGGATTATAGCCCGGCCGGAAACCCGGCCTGATGGCCACGGTGCGGGGCAGGGATGCCCAAAAACGCTACATGTCCGGCCTGCCCAAGTCGCTGACCGCCGTTCTTCGCGGGGCCGCCAGAGCGGGCGCCAAGGTTTTCTCCGACGAGGTCAAGGTTCAGACGCCTTCCAGCGAGGTGCGCGAGAATCTCCGTACCCGGTCGCAGGTCACCGAGGGCCGCATCGTCGTCCGCGTGGACGTGAAGCCAGGCTGGGCAAGGTCGCTGGCGAACTGGCTGGAATATGGAACCTCGCCGCACTTCATCAGCGTCGACGAGGCCCAGCGCGGCGGCAGGAGCGTCCGCCGGATCAACAGCAGCGCGAACGCGCCGAACGGCAACCACTCGCTCGTCATTGGCGGCCAGTTCGTCGGCACGACCGTACTGCACCCCGGCGCGCGGCCCCATCCTGTGTTTCGGCCCGTCCGCGACACGAAAGAGGCCGAGGCCATCGCGGCGGCGCAGCAGTACATCAATGCCCACGTGAAACGGTCGGGCATCGACGTATCCGGGGGAGAGGCCGAATGACGACCGGCGTCGACATCATCGGGGCGCTGATGCTCGCTGACGCCGACGTCATTGCCTTCGCGGCGGCTGGGCAAATCAAGGCCGGCCGGTTGCCGGACAACGCGACGTTGCCGGCTCTGCTGGCGAGAGTGGTCAGCACGGTCGAGAAACAGCCACTGAAACGCGGCGGCGTGGTTCGGACTATTGATCGCGTGTCCGTCACCGTGCGCGCGGCCAGCTACGAAGATCAGCGCACCGGCATGCGGCTCGTCCGGAAATGCTGCGCCGGCCGGACTGGCGATATCGGCGGCGGCGTCCGCGTCGCGATCCTCACTGCCGGCACCGGCCCCGAATTGGACGGCCCTGGCAACAGCTACGAGCGAACCCAGGATTTTCGCGTCTCATACGACGCCTGACCTTCCGCAAGCGCCCGGGCGCCCATGGACCCTCTGTAGCTCAGTAGGCCTTTAGCTGCCGCCACGCGGGGCGCTTGAGGGGCACGAGAGCACCCGACTTCGAGCGCGGGAGGACGCCGGTGTGAGACCGGCCAGGGGAGCGACTTCAACCCAAGGAGACCACCAATGTCCGAGACCACCAAGAAGCGGGCGGAAATCATCAGCACGTTCACCGATGAGGGGACCGGCCAGAGATTCACCGCCGGAGACACGCCTCTCATCGAGGCGGGGGCCTTTGCCAATTACGAGCATGCCGGACTTGTCCGCGCGCCCGCCGTTGCTGCCAAGCCCGCCGACAAACCGAAGGCGAAGAGCAAGCCGAAGGCGGCTCGGCCGTCCCGCGCGCGCCCCGGCCCCACTGTTCCCGCTGATCCCGTCGAACCGCCCGCGACCGATACCAGCGCCTGAAATTCCGCCCGGGCGATCCGGGCTGAATACCCGCCGGCTTGCCCGGCTCGCCCACAAGGAGATGTACCATGGGTTCCACTACTGCGGCGGGCACGGCGCTCGCCATTTCGGCCGCTACGCCGGCCACCTTCGACGAAGACGGCTATTCCGATCTGACCTACACCGAGATCGGCAATGTCGAGAAGATCGGCTCGATCGGCGCGACCTTCAACAAGGTCGAATTCACCCCGCTGAAGGGGCCCAAGAAGAAATTCAAGGGCTCGGTCGATTACGGCTCGCTGCAGCCGTCTCTCGCTCACGACGACGACGATGCCGGCCAGACGCTGCTGCGGACCGCTGCCGCCAACCTGGTCACGCTGTACTCGTTCAAGGTGACCTATCCCGATGGCGCCCTGCGGTTCTTTCAGGGCCGCGTGTTCGGCTATCCTGAAACCACCGACGGTGCCGACACGGTCATCATGGCGGCCCCGACGGTCGAGATCGACACCGTCGTCGTGAAGGTCGCCGCTCCCTAACCGCATTCCGGCATTTCAGCCGGTCACTTCGCATCGGCCCTCGCTCATCGCGGTTGAGCGGGGGTCGGTGTTCCTTCCGCGAAAGGTAGAATTCAATGGACGCTTCCACACTCAAGGCCGCCGATACCGGCGTCATCCACGTCAAGAACGCCGCTGGCGAACCCCTCTATGAGGACGAAAAGCCGGTGCGCATCATCGTTCACGGTCCTGGTAGCCGTGCCTATGCCACTGTCGAGAGCCGCCAGTCGGCCCGCGCCGTGAAGCGCATGAACGACAACGACGGCAAATTCACAACCTCGACCGCTGAGGAACGCCTCGCAGAGACCGCCGAGGATCTTGCCACGGTGACGGTCTCGTTCGATAACCTCTCTTATGGCGACCTGACCGGCACCGAACTGTTCGCCGCCGTCTATAGCGAGCCCCAGCTCGGCTTCATTACCAAGCAAGTCACCAAGCATCTGGCCGACTGGGGAAACTTTCGGCCCGGATCGACCGGGACCTGACCCTATTCGTCCGGCAGATGGCGTTCCTTCACGCGGTGCCCAAACCGCCTGAGGGTTCGCGCCGGGCGAAACTGGCCGACCAGACGAACATCAGCCGACTGGACCGCCTCAAGAAGGACGGCGCGACGGTTCAGATGCCGCCCAATCCCCTGCCGCATGTTGTCGACAGGCTGGTAGAGATGGGCCTTACCGAAGCGGCAGGGATGGGCCTTGCCCCGCTCAGCTGGCTGACGATCGACGCCTGGCAGCGTACCACCGGCGTCGAACTCGCGCCGTGGGAGGCGCGGCTCATTCGCCGGTTGTCGCTCGCCTACCTCGCCGAAAGCCGTCGCGCCGAGAGCGAAACCTGCACTCCGCCATGGCGTGCCGAAGTGACACAACGCGAAATCGATAATGAATTGGCCTCGCTTCAGATGGTGCTTGGCTGATCTCGCGTGTATATCCGCCCTCTTGGGAGGGGCGGATATGCGTGCGTTGTTCTTACCTTTGGTGTTGGCGCTGGGTCTTTCGGCGTGCGCGGACCCTGTTGCGGATGCGCAGCGCGAGCTAGAAATCGTCAGGCAGTCGCACGGCACGCCGGCCGACATTTGTAAGGCTAGCCGCAAGGTGGCTGAGGCGTACCTCAAAGCCCAAAACCAGCCTCGGTACGAAGAGGCCAATGTCACGGCTGATATCACTTGCTCGACTGCGGATAGTGCTGCCGGTCATTAAGCGCGCCGGCATGCTCGAGCAGGGTTAGGCCGAACTCCGAACAATCACTGACAGGGGCGGTCCTTCGGGGCCGCCCTTTTCCTATGCGGGAGGCGCGCGATGCTCGACGACGAAGCGCCAAACCTCGGTGTAGGCTTCGAGATTGATACGGCCAGTGCGTTTGGTTCGCTCCAGACGTTGGACGACGCGATCGGCACGGCCGCTGCCGACGCCGTGCGCGAGTTCCAAAAGATCGAGGCGGCGAGCAAGAGCGCGGTAAACCTTGCTGGCGCTACCGCTCAGGTCACTACCTTCGCCAATGCCGAGACCCGTGAGTTGTCCAATGTCGCCCGCGCCCGCGCCAGCGCCGAAAAGTCCGGCGAAGGCATGGTTCGGCAGATGCAGCGATCAGTCGAGACGTTCGGCAAGACCACCTCGGAGATCCGCAACATGCGCGCCGAGTTGCGTGCCGTCGCGGCCGAAGAGCAGGGCCTCACAGAACTGGCCGGGCGCATCCGCACGCTGAATGCTGAAATGATCCGCCTTGAGAGCGGCCAGGGCGGCGTGACGAACGCTGCCGTGAAAAACCGGATGGCGATGCAGGGCGCCACATATCAGGTGCAAGACTTCTTTACCCAAGTATCGATGGGCGCGAACCCGCTCAACGCACTCGCGGTCCAGGGCGGCCAGTTGGCCGGCCAGTTCTCCAGCGTCGAGGGCAAGGCCGGGGATGTTGCGCGGTTCTTCATGGGCCCGTGGGGATTGGCGATCACGGTCGGCGTCATGGTGCTGGGGCCGTTGCTGTCGAAGCTGCTCGAAACCGGCAATGCGCTCGACGACGCGGTCGACAAGCTTAAGAAAGACGCCGAAGCGACCGAAACCAATCGGCTCGCCAAGGAGCGCTTTGCGCAGTCCGAAGAAGGCGTTGCCGCCGCGATTCGCGCTAGTACGCAGGCCAGCAAAGATTCAGCCGCTGAACAGATTAGCGCGGCTCAGCGCGCCGATGCTGAAGCGCATGCGAACCTTCGCAAGGAAATCGCCACCCGTCGGGCAACGCAGGCGACGCTGGAAGCAGCGCGCGCGGCCGAGCAGACTGGCCCCGGCTTCATGGACCCTATGGCTCCCGTCAGCATGCAGGGGCAGGCGAATGATAAGGTCCAGGCACTGGAAGCCAAGATCAAGGAGCAAACCGATCTCATCAAACAGGCCGAAGCCCGCCTGAACGAAACGCGAATCGGTTTGGCCGAAGAAGCCGCCAAACGTGCTGCGGATCCGTCGGCCGCCCTCAAGAAGCTCTATGACGACCAGATCAATGCGGCCAAGGATGCCGCTCGCGCGAACTCCGCGCTGACTGCCGGCCTAGCCGCTCAGCTCGGCCAGATCGAGCGCAACCGGGCCGCCGCCATCAAGGCCGAGCAGGACAAGCAGAAGGCCGCCAACGAAACCACGCGGCAGATTGGCCGGAACATCGACCTGGTCGAGGCGCGGCAGATCGCCCAGAGTGTCGGTGGCAGGGTCACCAGCGATCACCGCTCTCGCCAGGAGCAGGAAGGACTTTACGCCAAATATCAGGCGTACAAGGCCGGCACCGGCCCTTGGGCAGCACTGGCGGCGAAGCCAGGCACCAGCAATCACGAACTCGACCAAGCCATCGACGTGGCGAAGTCCAGCGGCGTCACGCTGAAGAAGTTGATCGATGCGTTCCGCGCGGCTGGCGTCCGCGTAACCGAGGCGCTCGACGAGGGCAGCCATTTCCACGTTGCATGGGCCAAGGTCGGCGATCAGGCCAAGCAGCAGACCGACGCGCGCAACGCCGCCGCCAAGATCATCACCGATCAGAAGCGGATTTACGATGCCGCGGTGAAGTCGAGCCAGGACTATGTCGACGCGCAGAAGAAGGCCGGCGATCAGACGGGCATGTCGGCCAAGGAAATGCGCCTCTACGCCGATGCTGCCGCCATCGCCAAGGCTCCCACCGAGGCGCTTAAGCAGGCTATCCGCGACGCGGCCGCCGAGCGCGAGAAGTCGATGGACGCGCAGGCGGCCCAAGACTTCCAGAAGAACGTCATGCAGCCCTTGCGCGACGAACTGTCGCTATACGGTCTGGTGGGTCCGGCCCGCGCCACGGCCGCGCTGGAGCTTGAGAAAGAAGGCTTCATCGCACAGCAGGTCGGCGTCGATATCGCCACCGCCACTGCTCGCTGGGCCGAATACTATGCCGCCAAGAAGCAGCTGATCGGCAAGGATGCCGAAGTCGAAGCGGTACAGCGCATGCGGGACAACATGCAGGACCTGGTCGACGTCGCGCGCGAGGCCGGCGACGCCATGGCCCACGCATTCGGCCGGGTCGGCAACGCCGTCAGCGACGCGATCAACGTCATCACGGAATATGGAAAGCGCCAGCGGGACATCGCTGACGACGCCAAGAAGTTCGGCTGGGACGATGCGGTCGTTCGCCAGAAGAACAACCAGAACGCGCTCCAAGGCCTCACCGCCCTCACCGGCGCGGCGAAGAACCTCTTCAAGGAACACAGCGCTGGATACCGCGCGATGGCCGCTGCCGAGAAGGTGCTGGCGGCTATCCAGCTCGCGCGCACCGCGATCGACGTGGCGGGCGGCGCGGCCAAGATGTTCGCTACGCTCGGCCCGTTCGCATTCCCCGCGGTCGCGGCGATGCTCGGCGTCATGGCCTCGCTCGGGTTCAGCGGCGGCGGCAGCGGTGGGAGCAAGCCGCCCACCACGAACACCGGCACCGGAACGGTCCTGGGCGGCGCGGCCGACGCGAAGAGCGAGAGCATCCGCAACGCGATCAACGCCCTCAAGGACGTCGATACGGTCATGCTCACCTATAGCCGCCAGATGGCCGCGTCGCTCCGGTCGATCGAGGATCAGATCGGCGGCTTCGCCAGCCTGATCCTGCGCACCGGCGACATCAACGCGAACGGCGGCGTCACCACGGGCTTCAAGGAAAGCACGGTCGGCAAGGTGGCGGAACGGCTGGTGGACCCCACCGGGCTGCTGTCCAAGATTCCGCTCGTCGGCGGCATCTTCAAGGGCATCAGCAACCTGATCGGCTCGCTGTTCGGCACCAAGACCAAGGTGGTCGGCTCGGGCCTGTTCGGCGGCGCGCAGTCGCTCGAATCCATCCTGGGCGGCGGGTTCGATGCGCAGTATTTCAGCGACATCCAGAAGAAGAAGAAATTCTTCGGCCTCACCACGTCGACTAAGTATTCGACGCAGCTGAGCGGCGCGGACCCCGAACTCGAAAACCAGTTCACGCTGATCCTCAAGTCGTTCAACGCCGCCATCCTCGCGGCGGCTGGCCCGCTGGGCAGCGCCACCACCGAGATCCAGTCCAAGCTCAACGGCTTCGTCGTCAATCTCGGCAAGATCGACCTGCAGGGCCTCACCGGAGACGAGATCGAGGAGAAATTGAATTCCGTTTTCGGCGCGGCGGCCGACGACATGGCCAAGGCCGCCTTCCCGTTCATCGCCGAATTCCAGAAAGTCGGTGAAGGCGCTTTCGAGACGCTGGTGCGCGTCTCCTCGACCGTCGAGACGGTGACGGGCACGCTCGATCTGCTCGGTGCCGCCGCGCAGCAGATGGGCATCGCGGCCAAGCTAGGGCTGGCTGACCAGTTCGACAGCGTCTCGGCGCTCTCCAGCGCGGCTGAGGCCTATTTTCAGGCGTTCTACACCAAGGAGGAACAGGCCGCCGCGCGCACCGCGCAGATGGCCGACGTGTTCGCCAGCCTCAACCTCACTATGCCGTCGACCCTGTCCGGCTTCCGATCGCTGGTCGAAGCGCAGAACCTGAACACCGACGCAGGCCGGGAGACCTATGCGGTGCTGCTCCAGCTCGCGCCGGCCTTTGCCACCCTGCAGACGGCGATGGACGGGGCGAAGAGCGCGGCCGACATCGCCAGCGAGAAACTCGACCTTCAGCAGCAGTTGCTCGAGCTCAATGGCGACACGGCCGCGCTGCGCGCGCTCCAGCTGGCCAAGCTCGATCAGAGCAACCGCGCGCTGCAGGAGCAGATTTACGCCATTCAGGACGCCCAGGAAGCGGCCAAGGCAGCCCAGGAGCTGCGCGACGCATGGAAGTCGGTCGGCGATAGCATCATGGACGAGGTGAACCGTATCCGGGGCCTGTCGGACACCGGCTCGGCCGGCTTCGCGGCGCTGATGGGCCAGTTCAACGCGGCCACCACCTCGGCACGCGGCGGCGACATCGATGCCGCCAAGCTGCTGCCGCAACTGTCGCAGGCGCTGATCACCGCTGCCCAGGACGCCGCGACGAGCCGGCAGGAACTCGACCGCGTGCGCGCGCAGATCGCGGCCAGCCTCGAATCGACCTCCGGGCTGGTCAGCGCGCTCACGAGCGGATCGACGACCGCCGCGCTCCTCGATGCCGGCGCGAACAGCCAGGCCGCTGCCGGCAGCGCCAGCGACAGCCAGGTCGAAAGCCTGACCGCCCAGCTCGGCGCGTTGATCGAAAAGGTGGAGCAGATGCGCTCGGAGAATACCGCCGGCCATGCCGCCACGGCCGGGAACACCGGCGCGATCAAGAAGACGCTCGATAACGTCACGCCCAACGGGGACGCCATCGTGGTGGATGCCGCCGCGTGAAGGTGATCGCAGGTGGCGACGAGTTCGACCTCGGCACGGTCGAAAAGACGCCAACGGTCAGCATGGTCGATTACAGCCGGCGCGAAACCGACGACTTCGGCGTCACAACGGTGGTGCGGCGCGGCTTCTCGCGCCGCCTGTCGGTCCGCATGGCGCTGCCGTTCGATGAGGTGGACGGGGTGCAGCAGCTCCTGGCCAGTCTTCGCGCTACTCCGGCGCAGTGGATCGTCGATGAAAGCCTGGCGTGGCTTTCGGTCACCGGCTTCTACAAGGATTTCGAGATCGACCTCGCCGTCCCGCCGGTCAGCTTCTGCACCCTGACGATCGAGGGGCTGGCCGAGACCGAGACTGTCGAGGACGAAGGCGGCGATCCGGCGCCGTCGGGATCGCCATCGACGCTGCAGCTGGTGCAGCCGCAGGACATCGACGACGACGTGCTGACGTCCACCAGCGTCGACGAGTTCGATTATCCGCAGTGGTCGGCGATGACGACCTATGCTGCCGGTGACCGCGTCCTGCGGCTGGTCTCCCACCGGATCCATGAGAGTGCGGCCGCAGGAAACACCGGGCACGATCCGGCTGACGACGACGGCCACTGGATCGACGTCGGCGCGACCAACGCATGGGCGATGTTCGACCAGGCGCTCGGCTCGGTCACCACCGCGCTAAGCTCGATCGTCGTGGTGCTCGACGTCACCGACGTCAGCGCTGTAGCGCTGCTCGATGTCACCGGCGCGACGGTGCGGGTGCAGGCGGCTGGCTACGACGACACGCAGGAGGTCGGCGCGGGAGCGGTCACCTTCCTCGATCTGCCCGACATCACCGGGGCGGTCACCGTCACGGTCGCGGGCACGGGCGACGTCTCGGTCGGCACGCTCTTGATCGGCAAGCTGGTCAGCCTCGGCCTTACCGAGTCCTCGCCGACGGCTGGCATCACCGATTACAGCAAAAAGGAGACCGACGATTTCGGCGACGTGACGATCGTCGAGCGCGCCTGGGCGAAGCGGATGGCGCCGAAGGCCCTGATCCGCACCGAGGCGCTCGATGACGTGGCCAACCGCATTGCCGCGGTGCGCGCGCGGCCGTGCCTGTGGATCGGCGACGCGGAACTCGACAGCCTCACGGTCTACGGGTTCTTCAAGGATTTCTCGATCGAAGTGGGCGAGAACGTCAGCGCGCTGTCGCTGACGATCGAAGGTCTGTCGCAGGCCGCACCGCGCGGAACGGGGCTGGGCGGTCCGGTCAACTGGACCGATGTCGTCGACAACGATCCCGCGCATCCCAAGCCGGACGACGGGGCCGATGTCACCGGCGAGCATACCGCGGCGGACTCGGATGCGCTCGGCGGCGTGCCGGCGACAACGGTGCTGGATGCGCAGGCGGCGGCGGACAGCGCCATCGCGGCGGCCCAAAGCGATATCACCGCCCTGCAGGCCTTGGGCACGGCGCTGGGGGAACAGGCCGACGATCTCGCGGACAGCATCGACAGCCTGTTCGACGACGTCGTCGCCAGCGCGATCGACATTGCCACGCTGGAAAGCACCGTCGCCACGCAGGGCTCGGCGATCACGACCAACACCACGGCGCTGACAACGCTGACGACGAATTATTCGAGCCTGTCGTCGACGGTCTCGGCGCTGGGCTCGACCGTGTCGTCGAACTCCACCGCGATCTCGACGCTCAACACCAATGTCGCGTCGCTGACGACGAGGGTGTCGGCCGGGGCGCGCAATCTCGTTACCAACAGCAGCTTCGAAGACGGCCTGACAGGCTGGGCTGTCGGCGCGGGTTCGTGGACTACTCGTAACGATGAGTATGGGACTTACGCCCGCTCGGCATCAACCGGCACTCCTTACATGGATAATGCGCCGGCCAACGATATTCCGGTTAGCCCCTCTTCGACCTACACTCTGTCCGCAGATCTCTACGTCGCTAATCCGGGTGTTAGCGGAGCCGCCTACATACGAGTTCTGTGGCTCGACGCGGGCCATGCCTTTATATCGGCAACGCCGCCATACGCTAAATTGAGCGGGCCTTTTACGACCGATTTGGACGGTCGTATTCAGGGAACGGCGACTAGCCCGCCCACCGCGGCTTATGCGCGCATCAGGTTTGGGGGCGATACTCTGTCCGGAACGCCGGTGATCGCTTTCCGGCAGATCAAGTGCGAGAATGCGGCGCAGATGTCGCCTTTCACGCAAGAAGCGAGCGTCATTCAGTCGTTCACAGCGATCTCCACGCTCGACGGCCAGGTCTCGACGCTAACCAGCACCGTCTCCACCCAGGGCGCCTCGATCACGTCGAACGCCTCGGCGATCTCGACGACGAACAGCAACCTTGCCACGTTGACCTCGACCGTCACGTCGCAGGGCTCGACGATCACGAGCCAGGCCTCGACCCTGTCGACGCTGAGTTCGAACTACTCGACGCTGAGCAGCACGGTCAGCGCGCAGGGCGCCTCGATCACCAGCAATTCCTCAGCGATCTCGACGCTCAACAGCAACGTCACCACCGCCTTCGCCCGCTACGCGCTGACGCTCGACGTCAACGGCTATGCGATCGGGTGGGAGCTCAACAACAACGGGACGAGCGGCTCGATCAAGTTCCGCGCCGACCTGTTCGAAGTCAGCGGCGTGTCCAGTGGGGCGCGGACGACGTTCGCTAGCGGGACGTGGAAGGTCTACGACGCGAGCGGCAACCTGCGCACCGAAAACGGCTATCTTCCCTGATGGCCGACTATGGTTTCCGGGTGCGCGATCCCTCGGGCAACATTGTGTTCGACACCACGACCAACGCGGCCAGGGTGCTCGGCTCGACCACGACCGGCGGAGCCGATGGCTCGATCACCGTCTCGAACTGGACGACGCAGGGCACGCCCTGGTGGATCATGATCTCCGAGGTGATCGGCGGCACGGCGCTGCCGACCTTCAGCCGATCGGGCAACGTCCTGACCTGGACCTATAGCGGCGGCACCGGCGTCAACGTCTCCGTCCTCTACGGGGTGAAGTGATGGGCGACTACGGCTTCCGCGCCACCAACGCCAACACCGGATCGATCCAGATCGATTCGACCTATGCCAATCTGCTGCTGATCGCCAAGGCGACGACGTCGAGCGTTGCGGTCTATGACAGCGGCGACGGCTCGCTGATCAGCGGCATCTCCTCCGTGTCGTTCACCTTCACCAGCAGCAAGGTGCCGGTCGTCGCGTTTTCCTGCGCCAGCTACGTCGCCCAGGCCGATTACGGCCGGGTCGGCGGGGCCGGCACGACCTGGACCTGGACGCTGATCGTCGCGGCGTCCGCCGGCGCTTCGCTGACCTATTACATTTTCGACACGGCGCAGGGCCGGACGCCCTACTACAGCGGCGACTATGGCCTGCGCGTGCGCGACGCCGCGGGCAACGTCACCTTCGACAGCCGCTTCCCGGCGCTGGCCTTGATCGATATCTATTCGGGAACGGCCGGCTCTTTGCTGGGCTCGGGGCTGCCGTCCAAGTCCTACAGCTCGGGGCCGACCTTCGCGCTGGCCGCGCTGTTGCCGTGCTTCGCGTTCGAGACGGCCTCGTTCACGCTGGGGCCCGGCAGCTTCCTCAACATCGAGACCTTCAGCCATGTCGCCGTGCGGATGAACGGTACGGCGCTGCAGGGCCTGAAGCTGGCGACGTCCAAGTCGACGCGGACGGAAGCCTCGCCGATCGCCGGATCCGCGACGGTGGCGCCCTGGGCATTCTTCGTGATCGACGTGACGCACCTGTAATGCGCGTGCTCCGCCTCTTCGCCGCGATCGCGCTGGCCTGGCCGGGCCCGGCCGAGGCGGCGGCCGACGGCTATGCGGTGGTGGCGCCCGAATACGTCAACAAGATCGTGCTGGTCGAAATCCGCACCTACCCGACGCTCAAGGCGCTGCACGCGGCGCTGCCGCCCGACGCGCAGGAGGTGGTCCGCCGCGGCGTCGACATCCCGGGCGCCGGCTATCGCGGCAGCCTGGAGGTCTATGCCTTCACCGTGCACGACGCGGCCGACAGTCGGCGCTGCGTGGTCAGCATCGTCGACCCGCTGCGCGAGTGGCGGCCCGAGCGGCTCGGCCATGAGATCGCCCACTGCATCTACGGCAACTGGCACCCGGCGCCGGGCGGCTGAACTCACCCAAGCAGGAGACCCGACGAAATGACCAAGCCCCTCACCGACGAGCAGAGGGCCGTGAAGGCCCGCATCGGCGCGCTGGAGCCTCTGCGGGCTCTCGTCGCGGCCGAAGGCTTCGACGCCCTCCTGACGGGTCTGAATGGTCAGCGAGCCGCTTTCCTTAACGACCCCCTGTTCAACCACCTCACGGGCATCGTCACGACCATGACGAACCTGAAGGACGCGCTGGACAAGGAACCGACGGAAGTTCCGGCCGCGTCCGACCCGGATCCGGCGATCGACGCGTGATCGCGCCGACCCCCACATTGCAGGTGAGCCATGCCTGACAGCACCGGCGATGCGGCGCAGACCCGCAAAATCCTCGATCAGGCCATCGAGGCGACGATCATCAAAATGCGTGAAACCGAGAGGCCGAAGGTGGAAATACCGGGCCCGCTCAAGTGGGCGGCTATCATCCTGTCGGCGCTGATGACGACGGGCGTCTGCGGTCTCTGCTTCTGGATCGTCTCGACATTGAGCGAGGTCCAACTCGCTGTGCGCGAGGTCAACACTCAGCTCAGCACCAAGGGCGCGATCGAGGCCCGCTTCTCCGAAATCGACCGGCGGGTGTCGAAGCTCGAAACCTATCATTCGGGGGGATCAAAATGAACGAGAAGATCAAGCTTCTCCAGCATTGGGCGGGCGTGCCCGACGACGGCGTTGTCGGGCCGCAGACGATCGACGCGATGCTGGCGAAGCTGGGGCTCGTCGCGGCCCCAGTGCCTTCTCCGGAATGGCCCGCACCGTCCCCCTCGCAGTTCGTGTCGAACGACCTTCTGACCCTGCGCGTCGCCTGCGAACTGGTCAGCCAGGAGGCCATCGTGCTTGAGGCCTATTACGACAGTGCCAACCCGCCCCAGTTGACCTGGGGGATCGGCGTCACCAGCAACTCGGGCCATAAGGTCGAGCGCTATAAGGACAGCCCGCAGACGATCGAGCACTGTCTGGAAGTCTACCTCTGGATGCTGCGCGAACGCTACATCCCCGATGTGAGGACCGCCTTTCAGGGCCTCAAGCTCAACGAAGCCCAGTTCGCGGCCGCACTGTCGTTCCACTACAACACCGGCGCCATTCTCAAGACCGAATGGGTGGAAGACTACCGCAACGGAAACCCGACTCTCGCCCGACTCTTTTGGGAAACCCACTACCTAAACGGCGGCGACCTCAAGCCGCGCCGTAAGGCCGAGGCCGCGCTGTTCTTCGACGGCGTTTGGTCCGGCGATGGCACGACGACGATCTGGCCGGTCAAGAAGCCGTCGTACACGCCCGATTGGGGTCACGGCCAGAAGGTCGATATCCGCGACGATATGGCGAAGGCGCTGGCGGGGTGACGCTGCTCGAATTCCTCGATCGGCGCGGGGAGCGAAGGCTGGAGCGGCACAAGCTCTCGCCGCCGCGTCCGATCGACCTGCGCATGTTCGTCGGTGTCCTGTTCTTCGCCGGCTACTACGCGCTGGTTTTCTCGCTTCGCCGCGGGCCGCCGATGGGCGGGGAGAACGCCACGCTGGTCAAGGATGCGATGCTCGTCCTCGGGCCCGTTGTCGGCATGATCGCACAGGCCCTGTTCCGCACCGACGTGAAAGACGAGATCGCCACGCAGAACACCGGCGAGGCCTTTCGTGCTTCCCGCGCCCAAGCCGAGGCGACCAAGGCCGCCGCTGAAACGACGCCGGCCGCACCAGACCCGAAAGCGCTGCGCGATGGGGACAAGATCGAGCTCAACAAGGAAGAGGCCGCCACCGGCCTGAACAGGGAAATCCAGCCATGAGGTTCAAGATCTACGAAGCCCGGCGCGGCGTTCTGCTGCGCAAGCAATGGCGCTGGCGTCTCGTCGCCAGGAATGGCCGCACGATCGCCACCAGCGGCGAGAGCTACAACAACCGCGCCGATGTGCTGAGCGCGATCGAACTTATCCGCGCCGAGGCGGCGCTAGCCCGAGTGGACATGTTGGCGTGATCGGCCTGCTCATCGGCCTGATGCCGCTCAAATGGTCGGAGGGCCTGAAGCGAGCGATGGCGCTCGGTGCCACGATCATAGCGGTTGCTGGCCTCACGGTGCTTCTGGCGACGTGCTGGCTGCGCTCTCACGACCGCAAGGTGATCGAGGACCACGAAACCGGGATCTCGAAGAAGATCACCACCGCCACCGAGGCGGCGAACGCCACGGCCGATGCGAAAGACGCCAGCCGCCGCACCATCATGGCAAGCGACCAAGCCGAAATCAGAAAGGCAATTGACGATGCTGAACAACAACACCCTGATGAGGTCCGCCGTCCCGCTGGCCCTGCTGCCCGCGCTGCTGCTGACGGCTTGCGGGGCCGAGCGGCCAAGGCTCGTTCTGCCGCCCATTGAGCGTGCCCAGCCGGTCGACTACCCGGCGATCCCAGCCGGCGAGGCGACGTGCGACGGTGCACCGTGCCTGTCAGATCGGGAAAGCGGCGGGGTGATCGCCGGGCTGGCCTCGGCGCTCGATGAGGCCAACGCGCGTCTGCTGTGGCTACGAGACTGGATCACGACGGCGGGGAAGTGACACCCTCCGCCAGCGCGGCGTCGATCATGGCTTGCCACGCCGCGTCTGCAGCGACCTCGGGCTCCTGCTGCTCATAGCATCGGTGTATCTCGGCGAGACCAACTTCCAGCATGCCGTCGCTCGGCTCGCTGATGGCAGCGATGACGGCGCGGACAATGTCGATTGCGGTCTTACCGCCGATGGTGCCGAACGTATGTGCGCGGATTGCTTCGGCAGCGCGCTCCAGCGGTGTCATGATTCTGGCCTCATCTCTATGGGAACTGTCGAAAGCTCGACGGCCTGCCGATACTCAGGGATCGCGAGCAACGCGTCGTGCACCGCTTGGGGCGCGATGCCGTGCGCCATCACCAGTTCGTGGAAACGGGTGAACAGCCGCAGCAGGCGGCCGACATTATCCAACACAGGCCAGTCCATCGAATCGGCGCCGAAGCTGCTGGTGTAGTGGCTGTCATTCTGGCCGCCACCCAACACCTTGACCGGTGGCATTGACGGATCGTCCGGCTCCCAAAGCAAGACCATCTCTGCCAACGTCACGTCGCCGTCGCGGCGCTCCAGCGGACGGTGGCCATAGGTCGGATGCCGCTCGTTCAGGAGCTGGCGTGCTGCCAGCGCGGTGCGGTGCTCGATCGGTCGGTCGCCGCGCTCCATCATGCCGACAAAAGTCCCGGTCATGTCGAGCGCATCGGCGAACTCGCTCTGGCTCATTCCGAGCTGCTGGCGAATGGCCTTCAGGTCGCTTCCTTGCATCTTCATGCCCATTGCCTTAAATTCGGACCGGAAACCCGCCCCGGTTGCTAGCCGAGGCGGGGGCTCTTAGGCCTGAATTGTGACGGTGAAGGTCACTTTCCAGACCCGGAGCCGGATCGTGAGGCTCATGCTCACTTTCCTTTCCAGTCTGTCAGCGGGCTAGCCGGGTAGGTTTCGCCGTCTGACAAAGGATAAGTAACTGAGTTACCTTTCGCCGTCAAGCGATAATCGTAACTCAGTTACTTTTTCTCACGGCCTTGAATTGGATCGAGTTGATCCGAGATGGGAAGCTGGACGTTAGAGGTATCCATGGCCACGATCGAAGTCGCGCTGATGGAAGTCGATGACAACGCTGACGCCACCGAGAAGGCCGTCGAGCGCGCCCGGTTCATTCTCAATGCGCTGTTCGCTGCCTACGGCAATCCGGAGTTGAAGCCGGGCGCTCACACAATCCGGTCGGACGAGGTCGAGCAGGCGCTGACGATGGCCCTGGCGATGGTTCACGCCAGCGAGACGAGCATCCGCACGCCAAAGGACTTCCGCGACGCAGCCGACACGGTCGGGAAGAACCTGCGCAAGTTCTCGCAGTTCTGGCGGGAAAACTTGTCGCCCGAAGAGCGCGCCGCGATGGGCATGCAGCCCAGCACCCCGCTGAACTAGATCGGCGCGCACTCCTCGATGTCATCCTCATCGAGGCAGTGCTCGGTGACGGCGTAGGGCGGGCCGTTATACCAGCTCGTATCATCGCCCTTATCGAGCTTGATCGCCGCGACGGTTCGTGTGCCGACGTCTGTGCAGCGGCAGCGATTGCCGCCCATCATGAACTCAACACCGATGGTGAAATCGGAATGTCTCATCGTCTCGCTCCTAGAACAGGGTCGGCTGGGGCGGCAGCGATCCCCATCGCTCCGCCGTCGCATCGCAATCCAGCGGCCCGTGCCAGGTCTTGATGAGCGGAAACGCGTCGGCCGGCGAGCCCTCGGTCCAGGCTGGCCAGTCCTCGCGCCGCAGGATCACCGGCATCCGGTCATGCACTTCGATCATCTCGGCTGAGGCGTCGACCATCACCATCGAATACGCGTCACCCCATTCATCGGTCGGGCGCCAGATGCCGGCACAGGCAAACAGCTCCTGCCCGGTAGGCCGATACCACGCCTTGCACATCGCGCCCTTTTCGCCGTGCGCCTCGGCCCACTGCGACACCGGAATCAGGCAGCGTCGCTCCAGGAAGCTATCGCGCCAGAACGGGTTGTTTCGCTGATCGTCGCCGCGGGCGTTGTTGATCGGTCTAGGCTTGAGCGGCAGGCCGGTCTTCTTGCTGACCTGAGCGCGCGGAAAGCCCCAAGTCATCGCGCGCAGCTCGTGCTCGGCGATGACCAGGCCGGTGTAGCCGGGGAACACTTCGGCGCTGAAATTCAGCTTGATCTTGAGTTCGTGCCCGAAGTCGCTGGCGATGTCCTCGATGCTCGCATGCACGCGGTAGTCGTTGCACATCAGCCTTCGCCGCTGGCGTCCTTCAGGCGCGCGGCTAGAGCAACGCACGCCGCGTCATCACCTTCCTCTGCGGCTGCGCGCTCGCCCGTGAGTTCGTCGATCATACGGTTGAACAATTCGAGCAGATCGACGTGGGGAATACCGATGAGCATTGCGCCCTCGTCGATCAACCTCGGGACCACGCGCGCGACGTCGTCCTCGGTAGCGTCGCGCATGAGGTTGAGAACATCCTCGGCGGCCATGAGCGGGATGTCGGACGGGTCAATCATAAGCGCCTCGGGTGTCTGATGATTTCAAACTGAAAAACACGTGTGCACGTCATCGAAAAGCCCGGGGCTCACGCCTCGGGCTTTTTTGTTTCAGGGCGTGTCGTCGAGGAAGGCAAAGTCCGCGGTAATTGCTTCCCAGGACCGTGCTCGCTTCACGGCTTTCAGCACTGTCGGATCGCATAGTATCTCGACCCGCTCGTTCTTTTTACCGAAGCTATCGCGGGTATGACCGATCACGAGCAGCCCCTGACTACGGTCGATCGACTCGACCACCAGCCAATCCGCTTTGGGCAGGTCGAGCAGCACCAGGATATCGAGCTGATCATCGGGCTCACTCAGCCAGTCGACCATCCGATCGATCATTGCGTTATGGGACATTGATTCGCCTCCGCTTGGGGCGGCAGAAGCTACGAGTGCCAATGTCCATTGTCGACGGCGCTGCTCGCAATCCACAGAGCTACCCACGCCGCTGACGGGCCTCCAGTTCGATGCCGTTGTAGGTTGCCCGCAAGCTCTGCGATCGGCCGATATCGTGATCGGTCCCAGCCGCTTCCCAAAAGAGCTTGAGCCAGTCGTCATCGCAGGTGCCGCGCAGAACCCACAGCGCCAGGGCAACGGCGCGCGTCTGGCACTTCGCCTTCGTCTCCACCGCTTCGCGCAGCACGTTCAGCGCACGTTTGATCGTCCCGGCATGCTGCGACGATTTGTCGCGGCTCATGGCGTCACCGGTGGATGTATCTTCGCACCGCCGCTTCGCCGGCTGGCGACGGCGTGAACCGGCCCTGCGCGACCTCGCCCAAGCCCATCTTCACCAGCGTTCTGACGGTGCGCCACTCGCGAACGCCCACCGGCCGGATCGCATGCCGGCCGCCCGTTGACGAACAGCGCAGCACCAGCCGCTCCGCATCGTTCAGCGGGCGCGGCGGCGGCTCAAAGTAAGGTTCGGGCCTCATAGCGCGAGCCAGTCCAGTTCGGCGTCGTCCAGGGCCTCATAGGCATCGCCCTCGGCGCCCAACTCGCGCAGGCGCTTGCGCACGTCGTCGGGCTCGCCCTGCTTGGGGAAACGAGGATCGGCTTTCGCCGCCTTCGCGAGATCGGCGATCCATCCTTTGCGGCTGGTTTGTCCGATCAGCCACGCGCCGAACGGCGGGCGGCTGGACTGGGCATCGGGATCGCCTAGCACGAGGGCGATATCTTCGGCGCTCTCAACCGTTGCCGGCGGCGGCGGTTTCACCGCGACGACGTCGAAGTCGAACCCCACTTGCCCGGCCGCTTCCACTTCCTCGGCGCTCGGCTGCACCTCGGCGATATCGTTATCAGCCCATTTCGAGACATCGGTCATCGCACATTCCTCCTTGGCGAATCGATAGCGGTCAGCATACCTGTTCCGCATCTGTTCTCAAATGTGGATTCGTCGAAATGGGATGGCACGACTTCTCGCTGCCGGGGTGCGGGGAGACCTATGACAACGAGGACGGCACCAGCCGCCAGGACGAACTACGTCGCTGCGAGCCGGGCGAATATATCCGGCTGGTGCGCGAGCCTGACAATCCGCACGATCACATGGCTGTGGCGATCGTCAGCGTCCGTGGCATCCGTGTCGGCTACCTGCGGCGAGATCGGGCGCAGTGGATCGGAAG